GCCGAGCGGATTGGCCTTGATGTAGCTGTTGGCTTTGGCTCTGAGGGCTTCCTCGGTCACAACTCCGTCAAACTGGTCGGAGAAATCCATGATGAGCGTTTTCGCCCGGACGATCTCCGAGGTCACAATGGGGAGCGTTACCTCCGGCAGCGTGACCACCGTTTCGGTGTCCGAACCTTCCGGTGTGTACACGGCATACGGGAGCAGTGCCGTGTACACACCGCTGTTGTCCTCGTCCTGCTCCAAGGCGGTGAGGTTCTTGCCGTATTCAATGACCACTCCGGTCTTCTGCCCACGGTGCGAATGGAACTTTACCGTGAAGTTGTCCCATTCAAACTCGCCGTACCATTTGGAGAGCATGGAGCCTTCCGTGCCGCCAAGGCAGGCGCGGACGCTTTTCGGCTGCATGACCGAGAATGCCTTTGCGTCCGAGTAGTCCGTCCAGCCGGTAAAGCGTGTATCTCCTGCAAGAAGCTGCGAGAGGATAAGCTGCGGAGAACGGCTCTCCGTCGAAAACGGCAGCACCGGCACATTGGCAAGGTCATAGGAAATGTGCTGCCCATAAATGGTGACGATGCCGTTCAATGGCTTCGTGATACGGTAAATGCGGAACGCCTGGTCGGCGGCGGTGTCGTTGGGTTTTGCCTTGATGATGCACTCCTTGGTGATAAGCCCATAGTGCTGACCGCTGACAGGGTATTTGAGTAAGCACTCGAACACACCGTTTCGCTCTTCGGTCACTTCGCAGGAAATGGTGTCCGTCAGTACGCCAAGACCGAATGAGCTGAAATCGGTGGTATTTGCGGCGTAAAGTACAGGGATCACAGACAGCACCACCTTGGAATGACCTCAATCCTTGACACATCGCCATTGCAGTTAATGGTGCAAACACCCGGCTTGAGGGCTGGAAATTCCGCTCCTTTGACTGTGTCGTTTTTGAGGGCAGTGCCTTTAAAGCAGTTCATCAGCTCACTGTCGATCTCGATGTACTCATCCAGATTGGAAATCATCATACCTCGACCTTGGGGCTGTATCATTATTACCACCGTACCGCTGCCATAGAGCTTAATATACGGTCGGCTCTCAAAAGCAGTGGGATTTGTAATCGTCAGTTCGGATGCGTCTACTGTCACTGTCTGCTGTCCCGCAAAGCTATACTTGAAGGGTTTGCAGTTGAAGGTCACGGTAAAGCAGCCGATTTTATTCAGCTGTTCCTCAATGTCCAGATTGCCGGAGATAACACCGTAGCGAAAATACTCCGCATCATAGGAGTCGGTCAGCTCATGGTATCTGTCCGGCTCGGAGTACAACCAGCCTTTGATGTTCCGTAGAACACCGGCAAGGGCGGCGGTATTCTTACGTGCGAGGAACACCGTGTAGGTCACTTTGATGTTGGAAAATCGGCGGTTGGGATTGATGATGTCGCCACTCCTGCCGGGAATGGAAATGAACTCCGCAGCGTATTCCGGTGCGGAAAACACATCCTTTTTCTCAATATGCAGACCGAAATCGGCAGAGCATTTTCCGTTGTAGGTAAAAGAGGTCATGCGAATACCACTCCTTTCCGCTGGGCAAACTGGTTCGCCGTTTCCATGACTTCGTTGGTGAGCTGACGGATATCCTCACTGCTGTAATTGTTGAAATTCGTGATATTCAGGGCAATGGTGAAAGCGGATGCCGCCTTACCGACCACGCCGTCCACCGCAGAACGGATCGAACCGTTCACGTCAAAGTCGGTGGGCAGAGCCGTCTGCATATCGTGGGCAAGGTCACCCATGACGCCGTTGATGTCCTCGGCCATACCTTCGGCGGCTTTGACCGCTTCATCGCCGTTGTCCTCAATGGAGCCGGACAAGCCTTTGACCAGCATTTCACCGACCCATGCCATTTCCTTCGAGGGCGAATGGATACCAAAGAAATCGCAGATGCCGTCCCAGATGGACGAGATCCACCCGGACACCTTATCCCACAGCCACGAGGCAAGCTGGGTAATACCGCTCCACAGTCCCTTGACGATGTTGCCGCCAATCTCCACGATCTTATACATCAGAGAGCCGAAGGCTTTCACGATGCCCGTGATGATCTGCGGCACGGCCTTGACGATCTCCACGATGATGGTGGGAAGGTTTTCAATCAGCGCAACGAACAACTGCACACCTGCCATGATGATCTTGTCGATGTTCCCGATGAGGGCATTGACAATGCCGGAGATGATTTGCGGAATCGCCTGCACGATGGTCGTAATGATTTGCGGCAAAGCCTGTATCAGCGAGATCAGCAGGTCGATGCCCGCTTGGATGATTTGTGGAATGGCGTTAAGCACGGCGGTAATAATGCCGTCTATGATTTTTGGGATAGCTTCCACGATTGCCATAATGATATCCGGCAATGCGGCAACAAGCGAGGTCAGAAGCTGAATGCCTGTCTCAATAATCTGCGGAATCGAATCCAGTAAGAAAGTAATGATGCCGTTGATGATCTCCGGCAGAGCAGCAATCAGCACGGGCAGTGCGTCCAGAAGTCCTTGTGACAGTCCCGTGATAAGCTGCAGCGCAGCATCCAGGAGCATCGGCAGGCTGTCCACCAGACCTTGCACGATGGTAACGATAGCCTGCACCGCTGCCGGGATGAGCGTGGGCAGCGCATCCGCAATGCCGGTCACCAGCGTGGACACCAACTGAACCGCAGCCTCAATAAGCAGGGGCAGATTCTCAATCAGCGTGTTCACGATGGTCATGAGCGCGGACACCGCCGCCGGGATAAGCTGTGGAAGCAAAGAAAGCAGCGTTTCCAGCACCTGCGAGAACAGCTCGGTGACCGCTTCCAGCAGTGTGGGCAGCAGTTCACCCACAGCCGTCAGCAGAGCATCCAGCGCCGTGGGCAGAGCCGCCACGATGTTCTCAATAACCGGGGTGATGTTCGCCACCACGGTCTTGAAGGCGTCAACCATGTTGTTGCACAGCAGCTCCATGTCAGCGTCCGCATCGCCGAAGCCTACGATGAGGTTCGACACGGCGGATTTCAGCGCATTGACAGAGCCGGAAATGGTGGCTTCCGCTTCCTTGGCGGTCGTACCCGCAATGTCCATGCTTTCCTGCATGACATGGATGGCTTCCACCACATCTGCGTAGGAAGAGATATCGTACTTGACGCCGGATATCTTCTCCGCATCGGCAAGCAGGCGTTCCATTTCCTGCTTTGTACCGCCGTAGCCCAGCTTGAGGTTGTCAAGCATCGTGTAGTTCTGCTTGGCAAAACCCTGATAGGCATTCTGAATGGAGGACATATCCGTGCCCATCTTATTGGCGTTGTCGGACATATCCGTGATTGCCATATCCGCATACTTTGCGGCTTTCTCGGTATCGCCGCCGAGGGACTGGATGAGGCTTGCGGAAAAGCCCGTGACCGTCTCCATGTACTCGTTGGCAGAAAGTCCTGCCGTTTTGTATGCGTTGGCGGCATACCGCTGAATCTCCTGCGAGGAGTCCTTGAACAGAGTGTCAACACCGCCGACCAGCTGTTCATAGTCAGCATAGGCGGTGATGACTTCTTTGCCGAGCTTTACGGCGGCGGCACCTGCAGCAACAGCCACAGCACCGAGTGCCACACCTACGGTTTTGAGAACCTTGCCGAAGCCTTCAAACTTACTGCCGGATTCCTCCGCAGCCTTGCCGCCCTCCTTGATGGCTTTCTCGTTCTCGTCCAGCTCCCGGTTCATGTCATTGAGGGCGGCTTCGGCATTGTTGAGCTGGATCTGCCAGTTCTGGGTGCGGCGGTCGTTCTCTCCAAAGGAGGTGGCGGCATTCTGCAGAGCCTTGCGAAGGGTGTCGATTTTTGTTGTCTGCTCGTCGATCTCTTTTCGCAGCACCTTGTTCCGTGCGGCGAGAGCCTCCACGGATTTGTCATTTTTATCGAACTGAGAGGTGGCGAGCTTCATTTCGGAGCCGAGCACCTTGAAAGACTGGTTGATGTCTGCAAGTGCTTTTTTGAACTCCTTTTCGCCCTCAAGACCGATCTTCAGTCCGAAACTATCTGCCATTCGCCGTCACCTCCTTAAATGCCGTCCGGGATAATATCGTCAATGTAGTGTTCATGAGCAGGAATAGCCTGCCCGTTATACTGTTTGTGGCACTCCCACAGATCCAGCAGCAGACCAAACGGCATCAGCCACACCTCATCCTGGCTGAGATGCAGGTGGGCAAGACCGTAATAAAGAAGCCGGGTAAACAGCTCCGCATCGGAGACTGTTACCCGACTTGTGCATTTTTTGAGTCTTTCTCGCTTTCCACATTCCGCTTGGTGCCCTTGTAGAGAGCTTCCGTAATGGCGGTTTTGTATCCTGCAAGGTCGAGGGGCGTGGTCAGAAGCTCCACCACATCCTCCGTGAGCAGCTCCTTGGGATGCTCCTTATCCTTGAGATTGTGGATGAGGATGCTCTGATTTGCTAGAAGCGTGATCAGCCACACGATCTCTCCGATGGCCATTTCAAAGTTCTCGGACTTCATCAGCTTCTCGCCGAGATTCTCCAGACCGCCGTAGCGACCGGCGATTTCCTTGGTAGCCTTGGTCGTGAGGAGCAGCGTATATTCCTCATCACCGATGGTGATGACTGCGGTTCTTTCGTTATCCATTGTGCGTTACCTCCGTTAACCCTGTTTTTCGGGTGTCGTGGTATAGGTCGGCTCATAGACTTCCTTATACCAGTTCGTGATAGTCGCAGCGGTCACATCGCCCTCCAGTGCCTCCGCTTTCCACGGATGTTTGCCGCCTGCGTCTGCCTTGTTGCGGCGCAGAATGGTGCCCTCAATGGTCGGCGTAGAGAAAGTAATGCTGTCGCCCTTGGTGGCAAGGTTCGTCGCCGGAATACCGAATTTCACACGGTACAGCCAGTAATACTTGTACTTGCCGTTGGATTTCTTGGCGCGGAAGCCCACCGCCACGGGATCACCGCCGTCCTCGGATGCGGAAATCAGCACCTTGTTTTTGTCGATGGTTGCACCCGTGAGGTCGGATGCCGCCGTAGAGCCGATATCGTCAATGCCGAGGGAGAGTGTGCCGGATTTGAATTCCTTCACGATCTCCGAAGCGCCGTCATCGGCATAGAGCGTCGCTTCTGCCAGTTCCACCGAAAGGTCAGCGGAGATGGCTTTCGCAAGCTGCTCCGGCGTACCGTAGGTTTCCTCACCGGCGTCGTTCTCGGTGATTTTTGCGTAATACAGTCTGTCAAGACCGATAGTCGCCATAACTTATTCCTCCAGTTCGTAGATTTGCGCCACATCAATGGCGTAGTGATGATAGCCGGTTTCGGTCTCAAAGCCGATGTACCGGCGGTCGGTAATATAGAAATCCGCACCCAGCAAGGCACGGACAAGTGAATTTTTCAGCTTGGTATAGCTGCCCTTTGTGAAGAGGGACAGCCGTGCCTCCTGTGTCTCACAGCCGGGAGCGTTGTCGGCGTGGAGCTCAAAGCCGTCCGACAGCGGTGTGATCACCAGATAGGTGTCCGGCGCTTTACCGGAGAACACACCCGTTTCCACAGACACGCCGCAGCTTTCGGCAATGGTTTGTAAATCGGATAGCAGGCTCACAGCTTTTCCACCTCCTCATCCAGCGCCTTGGTCATGGCATCGATGCATTCCTGCCGGGACGCTGTTTTCGCGGGCTTCAGAAACGGCTTTGCGGGCTGCCCGTGCTTGCCGTATTCGATGATGTTGGCAAGTTTGGCGTTGCTGCCGCCGTCCGAGCGAGGTTCGGCAAAACCGACCTTGATGTCGTGGTTGCCGTCCCGGTTCAGCTTGGAGGGCGAAAGGCCGAGCGCACCTTCCAGTTCGCCCGTGGAGCGAGAGTCATATTTTGTTCCTCTGCCAATAACGGAGGAGAGATTGCTCTTGACCTTCTTCAGCACCACCTCGCCACCGGCCTGCAGGACGGTATCCGCAACGCTGTCAAAGTTGCTGCCGAGCTTGGAGATCTTCAGCAGGAAATCCTCTGGCATTTTCATTTCAGCTTTTGCCAATGGTGGGTTCACTCCTTTTCGCTAAAACCTCGATGTACATCCCACGACCCTTTACATTTTCAACAGAGATGATATTAAATCGCTCTCCGTCACAAATGAGAAAATGATCGGTAGTGACCGTCAGCCCAGGAATACACCGAAAGCGGAACAGGTCGGTCGCTTCACTGAACGCAGCGAGGTTTGCCCAACGCTGAGAGCCGTGCCGACCTTCCCGGTACACACGGACGGAAGCGAGGACTTCATCCTCGGAATGGGTGAAGCCCTCGCTGTCCTTGACTTGGCGGGTTTCCACGATGTCGGCGAAGCCGTTCATCTTTCCGAAACTCATACCTGCCACCGCCTATCCAAGCGGAGCAGCAGATTGACCGTGTTCCACACCTGCTGTGCCGCTCCGGTGTTATCCGCAAAGAAGCCGCCCGTGCTGCCGTCCCGGCTTTCATAGAAGTGGGATGACAGCATGATGACGGCTTGCTCTGTGGTGGGCGGCATGGGGTTCTCCTTGTAGTAGCCCTCTGGGATGTGCTGGTAGCTTTCGGCGTAAGAAACAGCGGCGGTGATGTAGCTTTTCAGCAAGGTATCATCCGCCGTATGTTCCAGGATAAGGTTGGCTTTTACTTTGGAAAGAAGCTCGTCCATCACCGCCGCCTCCTTTCATCAAGACGCCTTCATCTTCAGAAGCTGGATACCCTCCGGCAGGATGATCTTGCCGTCCACACGCTCGGTGGCAACAAAGCCGACCTGACCGTTGGTGGAATACAGCTCGTTCAGACGCTGAACGGTTCTGCCGGTGCGGTCAGCGATCCAATAGCTCTGGAAATCGCCGAAGGCAATGGAGAGCGCACCTGCCGCCAGCGTGGGAGCATACGGGCTGGTGTAAATCTCGTAACCGAGCAGTCTGTCCGGCTGACCCGCCTGCAGGGAGGGCTGCCACAGATACTGACCGTTGGAATCCTTCAGCTTACGAAGTGCGGAAACAGTAGCATCGTTCATCAGGAACTTGGCATTCTTGCGGTAAGGTGCTTTCAGCGCATAGATTAGGGAAATCACCTCGTCGGTGGTGACGGCGGTCGCACTGGCTGCGGTAACGCCGACCGTGCCACCGTTGGTGGTGAACAGGCCGGTGGGCTGACCCGTACCGGTGCCGACGCAGAATGCCTGTTCCTCGGCAGCACCGAAGGCGTAGGCAAACTCACGGGCGATGTACTCTTCCAGATCGAAGGCACTGTCGTCCAGAAGCTCAATGCTTACCTTCACAAGGTCGGTCAGCTTGTAGGCATCAATGGTCTTCTGTGCGAAGGTGGGATTGCTCTCGGTGTAGGCAGTATTTTCAGCAGTCCACGCAGCGGTGGAATGGGTCGCTGCAACGGGGATCTTACGCTCGTTATCGGTAGTGATGACCTTGCACAGACGGCGCATCACATTTTCCTCCTTGAGCGTGTCCACGATGAACTTCTCAAACTCCGTGGGGACGAGATAGCCGCCGTTGGCGTCCACGCCCTCGGAGAGCACATTGTGGAGCATACGTTTGCCGCGCAGATGCAGACCGAAATCCTCGCGGTAGGCGTTAGACGCTCTGCCGGTCTTGGCTTCGCCGGTCGCTTTCTGGGGCTGCTCGGTGATAGGAGAGGATACGGGTTTGGCAAGCTCTGCGGCAATAGCGTCGCGGCGCTCCATGCGTCTGACCTCATTGGTGAGATCGTTCAGTTCCTTCTCCATATTGGCGTAAACGGCATCGTCCTCGGCAGACAGAACGCCTTTTCGGTCGCGGTGGGTGTCGAGGAAGCCCTCCATCGTAGCCCACAGCTTGGCGCGCTTTTCGCGCAGTTCAACGATAGTCATATTGAAATACCTCCATATTAAATGTAGTTTTTGATGGTGTTCAGCTTGGCTCTGAGTTCATCTACAGAGCGTCCCGTGCGCTCCGGCACAGCGGGTTTGGGTTCAATGGCACACTTTGCGGCGATCTTCTCCATGAGAGAGTTCACCACATTCGCCTTGGAATACAGCATGGAAACGGCAGGCGTGGGTACCTCTTCGGATTCCGAGTTTCTCTGCATGATTTCGTCCGCAAAGCCGAGTTCCACAGCCTTGTTTGCGTCCATCCAAGTTTCGGCATCCATGAGGTGCGAGAGCTTGGCACGGGAAAGCCCCGTCTTGATCTCA